AAAACCCTACACAAAATTTTACTTTTGTTCGGTCCATCAACATATTAGCTAAACTACAATCATTGCAATCGCTAATCGGTTGGAGAAAAACCACCTTTACCATGTTTATGATAAAAATCGTTTTCCAATTGTGAGAAACTCATAGTAAATATTACATCACCATTTTGTTTCATTACTTCATTTATTTTATTTTTGAGCGAGTCGAAATATTCTCGTCCATGATGGTAAGCAAATCTTAATGCATCCTCAACATTACTTCTAAATAATGCATTACTATCTCCATCACACTGTATCCAATTCGTCAATTCTTGAATCACGGATTTATCCATCCGCATGTGCCATATTGAAGGAAAATTTACATCTCTTCCAAAGTTGCACTTCAAGTATTGAAATTCATCTACATCTACATAAGGTACTTCATTACCAGCTTCCTTTCCTGGTGGTGTTGTCAAAATTCCATATGACGTTCGCACTTTCGCTATACTTATATCATTGTATATTTCTTTAACTTCTTCAGATACAGAACCGCCTGTATCATCTCCAACGGCTGTTTCTCGTGTATGTTGTTCTTTACAATCTAAACTAGCCATTTTCTTCCTTTTAACACTACGATCACTCCAAATTTCAATCCAATCATAATCTTTTTGTTGTCCATTACTTTCCGTGTTATTACTCGCTGTTCCATGGTATCCTGAAGGCATTCCTTGACACGCTTCATATACTATATCTTCACAAAAATGTATCCTACGTACTGATGCACGCGCTGCACAATCTCTTCTAATTGCATTTAATGGATCTCTCTCATGTTCAGTTATCATTCTGTTCTTAATATGATGACTGCTATACATCAACGGTGCTGGCAAATTGCCATCCCACGTGTCAGCATCAGCCATGGTCATTGATTCTCCTACTTCACGAAAGAAATTCATCAAATCAGTTGCATCAGTTCCATGATTATCCAATCCTAACGCTGAATCCATTTTCCACTTCATAGTTAATTGAAACGCATCCCATGCGCCAAAAAGTCTCTTAGTAATAATTAACCATGCTACATTATGTATATTGAACATTCTTGTCTTATATAATTTTGTTATTTTTCTTCTCTCATCTTTAAGCGTATCAATATAATAATTGTACAAAATCTTTCCTTCACCCAAACCTGTCCATATATCATCTAAATGTCTACGTAACAATGGTCCTGGTTCCCATATCTTTTCTGGTTGTTCTGGTGGACTAATTAATTTGAATAAAAAACTACGACCTACTTGTCCACTTGGTCTTAACTGCACATATGGATATCCTGGTGATGTATCCATTCTCAAAGGTGGAATATATTCTTGATTGACTATTCCATTTATCGCTTCGTATTCTGTCAATGTTCTCATTGGTCCATTATAATCACCCAACAATTTCGTAAATCTTTCTACTCGATGATTAACTATATAATTCAGCACATATGGATTATGTACTTTGGCATGAACTTTACCGTATTTGTTTATTCCTCGGATAACTGGATCCACTCCTGTTGATCTAGGATCACTAACATTCAATATTGCTGGTTCAGTTGTATGCATAAATATTTTATCTTTATATGGACTTCCTATTATATCGGTCTTTCTTGGTAAACTCGTTTGAAATTCTTTTTTAAGTTTTCCTATCACTAATATCCTTCCTTCTGGCACTCTCTTAAGTCCATGATCTGCTGGCAATTCTTCAGGAAAACAATCAAATACTCTTTCACATTTACTATGTATATCTTCATATGACATCTGTCCTATCAATACATTTGGTATGTATCTGTCAATTTGTTCTCGAAATATTGGTCGAGCAAATGCTAAATTGGTATTTTCTCTCGAACCAACATGAAATCCTATTATCTTTCGTTGTAAGTGTCTATTTTTAACTATCAATGGGGATCCACAGCTTCCATCATCTACATCAGCGTTATAATTCCATGCGCACGCAATGCTTGTTGTAACCTTCGTTCCATCTTTAAGGGTATTCAGCCGCTGTCCTACTGTTGGATCAATTCTTCGTATATCATAACACGTAAAACTGTCACACTCTGGATGTTTATAAACCAATAATCCCTTACTATCTGGTATCTTTTCAAAATCGTCTTGTTCTACAATATAATGTCTAATATCAGCTGCACTTGGAAATGCTAAATTCTTCGACAAATTCACTATACACATATCATCTGGATATTTTTTATTATCATACGTCACTAATTCTGGACGCTGAATATCGCGATGGATATTCAATATTCCCGGATATTTTTGTCCTTTCCACTCTACACAATATGCTATCTCTGAATCTTCACTATTCATAAACATGTGGTAAACTGTCAACATATACTTGCCTGCTATCATCAAACCATTAACTCTCTTTCCTCCAATCCGAAATGTTACACAATTTCTTTGTATTTTTGGCATCAAGCTAATAACTTGTGGATCATCACTTGCTTGTCCTCGAACATCATCCTCTACTTCCTTTTCCAATTTCTGTCCTGGTTTCACTATTGAACCAAACATTCTCGCTATAATTCCTACACTTTCGCTTTGTTCTTCAGCTTTAACCTGTTTGGCTTTCTTAAATTTATCTGCAATAGAACCCCCTGATGACATGACCGCTTCGGCTTTTACACTTGCTTTCTTGGTGAATTTTTCTCTCATCGATCCACCTGAACTCATCAATGCTTCACTTGTTAAGTCATATGCACACACTTCCGGTATATGTTCTGTTTGAGGTATATCATTTACTATTCCTTGTCTTGATTTTTCTTCTGATGTATTTAGCGCTGCTTTTTGACATCTAACACAACGCAACTTAAATCTATG